TTTTGGTATAGAAGATCCTCAAATGTTTTACGCTTTCAATCATGGAGTCAACATGATCGATACTTATGGTATTGATCGTCGATCATTCTTTGAGCAAATGGAATATGTTTATGATGACCTCTACGGGGGTGAAGATTATGAATATGAACCCGATTATGCCCAGAATGAAGACGATTACTATAATGGTCGTGTTGCCGTGTTGGATGACAGGGGTAATACCGTGTTTGTCCACCAAAATTATGATCAACCTGATTATTATGATCCAAATGAAGAATTCGAAGACGATGAGGGACATGTTTATGCCAATGTCGGTGCTCGCACTGTACCCTGGCGTCCAACATTAAATATGGAATCTATTGTTAAAGTAGATGCTGTAACGAAAAAACCTCTAGTTAGAACCATCCGAATCTCACCATCCTATATAACGAAAACTTATCCGGATATTGCTAAAACTCTTGATGTGGAAACTTTAACTATTCAAGGTCCTGTCCCAATTAATTTGACTTCTTTAGTCAATAGTATAGACCGGCCTATTGGTATAAAAACTGCAATTTTTGTAGATTATTTCCGCCAAGGAAAGTTTAAACACATTGAATATAAACAAGCTGAAAAGTTTGATAATTATATTTTAGACTTGCTACTCGCTAGCGATTTGCCTCAATTCATGAAACCCATTGGAGTTCTAATTCACTCAGAAGCCACATTCGGAATCTATTTTTACCTTAATTCCTTCATAATAGTACCCACTAAATTGGAGAATGAAAGTAAAGGTTCCCAGGCTATTGATGATTTAGTTAAACTCTTAATAAAAGGCTTTGCTCAAGTTCAATTTGAGTCTACTGATGCCCTTAAAAGCGTCTGTAACTCGAATCGAGTTCATCTTGAAGCTATACTTGAAACTCTTAAAGTACCTAATCGTGCTATGGACGGTCTCACGAGCTCAATACATTCTCTTGCAACAATTGTTGGAGAACGAACCCATGATGTTTCACTTCCTCAACAGGAAGCTAAAGAACCAAGAAATAATCAAACAAAAGCTAAAACTGATGTTGAAGTTGTTTCTACCGAACAATATAAGAGAAAGATTGGAAAATTTTCAATTTTCAAACAGCTGAAAGATATCTCAATACTTGACCCTGCCCTTCAATTTGAACAATGGACAGCTTATATTAAAGATCCCCGCGATTATGATATTGGATTTATGACGAAAACTAAGACTGAGTCTGTTAAACCATTAAAAGGAAAAAAAAAAAATTCTAAAAAAAATTGGTCCAAACCCAGTGCTGAACCTTATGATCCCGAAAGGGCCATATTTTCGTCATTAGATCATTATAGAGCGTTTTGGATAAAATCACCATGGGGTATTAAGTTACCAAATGGAGAATGGCCTGCAAAATTTGCCGAATATAAGTTACATTGGATTGAACGTGACGCTAGAACTCAGAAAATTCGTGATACAAAGAAAGATAAAGAACCTGAAGATAAATTGATTGTGGTAGATCTTGAGAAGGATTTAGTTCCTCTCGATCTTAACCACAGACGCATACATTATAAGGCTCCTACATCTATTCCTGTAACCACGGAAGTTCTCCAAGAAAGTAAACTTGAAAATACTCTGTCTTTAGATTTAGACATTAAATATGCCAATACTGTGGTAGTATATAAGGGTGAAGTCCCTGATGCTACATACAAGATTGGAAATAGATCTCACTTTGAGGGTAATGCCTCTATAGTATCATATAATGGAATACGTTACCTTGCTATCAACAAACATTTTTTTAACCAGCTTTCTGGACAAGACAAGATGACTTTTGTTGGTAAAGGGGATAACCGTATTATACTAACC